GAAGAAGATGAACGGCGAGATCGAGCCGGCGGAGTCGGCGGCGCTTGCCGTCGGGCGGGCGGTTCACACACTTGTTCTGGAGGGGCGCGGCAAGTTCGACGAGGAATTCCTTGTCACGGACGGGCCGGTCAACCCCAAGACGGGCGAGCCGTTCGGAAAGCTCACGAAGGCGTACAAGGAATGGGCGGCGGCGCAGACGAAGGACGTCGTAAGCGGTCCCGACTTCGCGTTCATGTCGAAGCTCCGCGAGAGCGTCTGGGCGCATCCCGTCGCCCGCGAACTGCTGGACGACGGCGTCGCAGAGCAGACCGTTCGCACACATTACTGCGACGAGCCATGTCAGATACGCATGGACTGGTTTCGCGGCGACTACGACGGACGCCCTATCATATGCGACCTCAAGACATGCGAGACGCTCGACTATTTCGAGGGCGACGCGAGGCGCTTCGGCTATCCGCAGCAGATGGCGTTCTACCGCGAAGTCCTGCGCACCGCCAGCGACGGCGAGGTTGCCGCCGACTGCTACCTCATCGCCGTCGAGAAGCGCGAGCCTATGCGCTGCGGCGTTTGGAAGCTTACGGACGGCATCCTTGAGACCTGCGCCCTTGAGAACGAGCGTGCGATTGCGGAACTCCGCAAGTGCCGGCGCGAGAACGTCTGGCCTACGCGCACGGAGGATATGCGCATTCTCGACGTGTAGCCTTTGTCAATCATCCACTATTCGATTTGGCGGGCGGCGCATTGCCGTCCGCCTTTTTCATGCACACAAAGAAGGAGAAACAAATGAACCTGCTGGAGACGATAACCACGGGCAAGGCGCAACAGCCTCCCCGCATCATGATATACGGCAGCGAGGGCGTGGGCAAGTCCACCTTCGCTGCTTCCGCGCCGAAGCCGATCTTCGTACAGACCGAGGACGGCCTCTCGGAGATCGACTGCGCGAAGTTCCCGCTCTGCACGTCATACGCAGAGGTCGTGGAGCAGCTGAAGGCGATACGCGATGGCGAACACGACTACGCGACGCTGTGCATCGACTCGCTCGACTGGCTGGAGCGTCTCATCTGGGATCGCGTCTGCGCCGACTACGGCGTCAAGTCCATCGAAAAGGCCGACGGCGGCTACGGCAAGGGCTACACCTACGCGCTTACATACTGGCGTGAAATCGTGAAACTCCTGAACGAGATTCGCGCCCGCAAGCAGATGGCCGTCATCCTCGTAGCACACGCGAAGGTCGAGCGCTTCGAGGACCCGGAGCATCCCGCATACGACCGCTACCAGCCTCGCCTCCACAAGTCGGCGAACTCGCTGGTGTGCGAATGGGCGGACGCGGTGCTGTTCGCCTCGCGCAGGATGAGGGTCGATTCGACGACCGGCAAGGCGGCGCCTGTCGGGGCCGATGGCGGCGAGCGCATACTCCGCACGAACGGATCGCCCGCCTGCAACGCCAAGAACCGCTATTCGCTTCCGAGCGAGATGGCTCTCTCGTGGCAGGCCTTCATGGATGGCATGAAGGCGGGGTCGAAGAAGTAACGCAACAATCTGACTTTGGAAACGGGGAATCCGTGCCTTGTGGCGCGGGTTCCCTTTTTTCATGCTCAAACGAAAACAGGAAAGGAGCCTATCATGGCACAACTGAAGTTCAATGCGGCCGAGGTCGACACGACCTCCCGCGACGCAATCCCCTCCGGCACATACGAGGCGGTCGTGACCGACTCGGAGACGAGGGCCACCAAGAACGGCACGGGTCTCGGAATCAACCTCACGTTCGAGATTCTTTCGGAGGGTCCGGCCAAGGGACGCAAGGTGTTCGCATGGATCAACTACGAGAACGCCAGCGCGAAGGCGCAGCAGATCGGGCGCGAGGAGCTCGCGAGCCTCTGCAAGGCGGTCGGTGTGACCGAACTGGACGACACCGTACAGCTCCACAACCTCCCGCTCCTCATTACGGTCGGCCTCGACAGGAACGACCCGACGAAGAACGTCATCAAGGCGTACAAGGCGAAGGCGGGGCAGACGGCCCAGCCCGCGCAGAAGTCGCCGCAGGCGGCGGGGGCCGCGCCGTGGGCGCGGTAGAGTTCGACCTCCCCTGGCCGCCCAGCGTAAACCGCTACTACCGCCACGTCGGGCATTGCGTCCTCATCAGCCGAGAGGGTCGCAAGTACCGGCGAATGGCGGTAAGCCGCCTCGGAGGGCTTTTCGAGAAGTTCTCCGGGGTGGTCGCGTTGTCCATCGACTGCTATCCGCCTGACCGACGGAGACGCGACATAGACAACATCCTGAAGTGCCTCCTGGACTCGCTCGTGAACGCGGGCGTGCTGGAGGACGACTCACTCGTCAAGCGTCTCCACATGGAGATGCTGGAACCCATCCCGGAGGGACTTGTCCATGTACACATTGCGCCCATACCAGAGCGATGCGGTTGAATCCGTGTACCGCCACCTCCGAGAGAAGGACACGAATCCATGCGTGGTGATTCCAACGGCAGGCGGCAAGAGCCTCTGCATTGCGCAGGTGGCAAAGGACGCCGTGACGAAGTGGAACGGGCGTGTGATGATACTCGCACACGTCAAGGAGCTGGTTGAGCAGAACGCGGGGAAGCTCAAATCCATCTGCCCTGAGTTGCCCGTGGGTGTGTATTCGGCGGGGCTTGACAGCCGCGACACGCAGCAGCCTGTCGTCGTCGCTGGCATCCAGTCGGTGTACAACAAGATCGAGGCTTTCAAGCCGTTCGATCTCGTCATGATCGACGAAGTACACATGGTGCCGCCTGACGGCGAGGGTCGCTACCGTACCTTCCTTGAAGCCGCGAAGCGGGTCAATCCCCGCGTCCGGCTCGTCGGCTGGACGGCGACGCCCTACAGGACGCAGGGCGGGCTTATCTGCAAACCTGAAAATCTCCTGAACGAGGTGTGCTATGAGATCGGGGTCAAGGAACTCATCAACCGTGGCTACATCTCGAACATCACTGCGAGGGCTGGCAAGGTCAAGGCGAATACCGAGGGCTTGCACATCCGCGCTGGCGAGTTCGTCGCCGAGGATGTTGAGAAACTGATGGGCGATGACGGTCTCGTCAACTCCGCCTGCCGGGAAATTGTGGAACTCACGAAGGACAGGCAGTCGTGCCTTATCTTCTGCACCTCCATCGCACACTGCAAGAAGGTGGCGGCGCAGATTGCGAAGTTCTCCGGCGAGGAGTGCGCTGTTGTAACTGGCGATACGCCCGACATTGAACGCGAGGAGACGATCCGCCGGCTTCGCGGTGAGACGGTGAATGCCGACCTCTTCGCGGAGAAGCCGCCGCTCAAGTACTGCTGCAATGTGTCCGTCCTCACGACAGGGACGGACATACCGCGACTGGACACAATCGCACTGCTGCGACCTACCAATTCGCCGGGGCTTCTGGTGCAGATGGTGGGGCGTGGCTTTCGGTTGTCACCCGAGACTGGCAAGACCGAGTGCCTTGTCCTCGACTACGGGCGCAACATCGAGCGGCACGGGCCGATCGACATGATCAAGGTCAAGGAGCCCGGCCAGGGCGGAGGCGGACCGCTTGCAAAGGAGTGTCCCGAGTGCCGCACAATCGTGAACCTACCCGTCATGCTCTGTCCGACGTGCGGCTACCAATGGCCGCGCAAGGAGCCGGAGCGCAAGGCTCACGATGCGACTGCGTCGAGGGCTGGCATTCTCTCTGGCGAGGTGACGATTGAGAAGTTCCCCGTCAAGCACACACTCTACCAGGTCTGGGAGAAGCGGGGCGCACCGCCAGGCTCGCCGAAGACCGTCCGTGTCACATACGACGTGGACTACCTCACGCACTACTCCGAGTGGCTGTGCCCTGAACACACGGGGTACGCCCGCAGGAAGTTCGAGAAATGGTGGCGCGAGCACGCGCATCCCGACTGCCCGGTGCCGCAAACGGCGGAGGAGGTGTGCGAACACGAGTTCTCCGGGATGCTTCGCGAGGTCAAGGAGATAACGGTGCGGTTCGTGTCGGGTCAGAAGTACCCGGAGATAACGGGCTGCGAACTGGGGGACTTCCCCCTGGTCGAGTCCGCGCAAAACACACAAGGAGAGGAGCTTTCGGATGAGGACTGGGATGACATTCCGTTCTGACGACGAATACTGGGCCTGGCTGGAGAGGCGGGCGAGGCTTTGCGAGCGCAGCCGCAAGGCGGCACGGTACGCCGCCCTGATGGGGGCGGCGGTTCTTCTTCTCTTCATGCTTCTATGGTTCGTGGCGAACCACACGCCGCCCAGGAAAACCAGCAATTGGCAGAACGCAATCGACAGCGTCCGCTCCCAGAGCGGATGAATACGCACAAGACAAGAAAGGAGGCCTCATGGCTACAATACCGGTCGCGACGGCAATGGCGTATCTCGCCGCAGGCCTCTCGTGCCTTCCGGCTGCCAAGGCGAAGAAGCGTCCGGCAATAGGAGGCTGGAAGACATGGCAGACGCGGCTTCCGACGAAGGTCGAGGTCAAGGCGTGGTTCTCGAACCCACACGACGCGATATGTGTGGTTTCAGGGAATGTGTCCGGGAACTTGGAGTGCATGGACTTCGACCAGCACGGGGAGCTCTTCGCCGCTTGGATGGACAAGATCGACACGGAACTCCTCTCGAAGCTCGTCATCGAGCAGACTCCGTCCGGCGGCTACCATGTGTTCTACCGCGTAGACGGGGGAACAGGGAACGGGGAACAGGGAACGGGTGTAATCGACG